ATCCAATGCTCTACCAACTGAGCTATCGCACGGTGATGCCGACAGGATTTGAACCTGCGCTCTTTCGAACCAGAGCCTTAATCTGGCGCCTTAGACCACTCGGCCACGGCATCGTATACAAGCTATTGCTAGGATTTGAACCTAGGTGATTGGATTCAAAGTCCAAGATACTAACCACTATATGACAATAGCTCCCCGTATATATGATGCATGTATTCTTTAAGCTAATCTTACCTACCTACCATGGTATATCTTGTGGGCGAAACCGACATCCATCTTTTAAAAAGTCAACAAACTTTTTAAATTCCGGTTCGGATATATCGGTATTTTCCATCGAATTGAGAACGTTACCGACATATTCGTTATACTTTTTATGATTACCTCGGTGTGTAAGTCTATTCTCACGCAAATTACCAATTTCACGCGGCATCATGATTATATTCTGACTCGCGTGGATATCATAGTTTAGCTTTTCAATAATTGGGTGACTCTTGAACTCTTTTGGTATGACGTGATGGTCCTCGACGTTACGAACATTCCATCTAAGTTTGAATGTTCGTCGAAGGAGAGATCCGTACCGCATACTATAGTTTTGAAATACTTCTACGCCGAGACGCATCATTGAATCTTCCAATTCATCAACTTCTTGCCATGCCGCAAAACACTCTTCTGATGTTCCCGAAACGTAACACTTTTCATACGCCTCGTCGAGTGCTTCCGCGAACCTAAACTGAAGACGTGGGTTCTCAAACGTTTGAAACGCAATATTTATTTTTTTAGAATACGTACCTTCGAGAATGTTCTTACGTATTTGGTTACGTTTGTTTTCGGGACTTGGAGGAATTGAAGAAACTCTAATCATTTACTTTTTAACGTGGTATATCTTTAACACGTTAAAAAGTAGGTGTGATCCCAGCGGGGGTCGAACCCGCGACCTCGGCGTTGCGTTTGTGACACTAAAGTCACTTAGGTATACCTAGTAGTGTATAAGCACCGCGCTCTAACCAACTGAGCTATAGGATCATATTTATACATCAACCATAAACTTTAAGCCAAACACGATTTTTACTAACCGTAAAACGTATTCTTTGTATTCAATCATTCGCACTGTACTGTACTATATAATGTAAACTTTATACCCCACACGAAGGGTAAGACTCCAAATCCAGTGATTGTCTCGGTGTTGGTAATTGTCGCGAAGACTTCTGTTTCAATATCCATTTTTTTACCACATTTGATGTTCGTAATTCATCACTTTTAGTCATATCTTGTGATATTATACTTAACCCGTTACACACGTCAGGTTTATTTTCTTTATCGGGGAACGTTTCGTTAAACGCCTCTATTGTATGTGAAGGTATATCGGGTGCATCGTCAAGTAATCTATCGTATTCTAGACGCACTTTATTTACAAATTCTAAAACGTCTTCACGATATTTCGTTTCGAGTGATAATTCCATATCAATGTTCCTATAAAATTTTGAGTATTGTACACACATGACCGAGTGTGATTCCATCATACGTGAAGAATTGTTAAACTTGGAAATAGATGTAAGTATACCCGCGACCACGTTCAAAAACGCGAAAAAGTATTGAAAAATAACAATTTTTTGTTTTTGTTCGGTCGACATGTTTTGATCATTAGGACTTAAAACCGCAAAACCACCAACACCTGTAATACTTGATATGATTATACACGGGTACGATAACCAATCGTTTTGTTTCTTATAAAACATACGCGCGTGGTTATGTAGCCATCGATAACCGGCAGCCTTCTCGGCCCACCGGATTAGGAGCTTTTCTTGTTTTGGACACCAATGATGTTGTTCTGGTATGTCTTCTCCCATTACTCTTTCTTAGAAAATAAATAGGCATATTCGCGAGCCTGTGTATCTACAATCTCGTTCTTTTCGTTTCCATTGTGCGCCTTGACCCACTTTATATCAACAAAATCAATTTTACGCAACAAGTATAACATGTGTATCCATAAATCCTTATTCTTTACGGGTTCACCTTTACTCGTTTTCCATCCGTTACGTTCCCAATTCTTCGACCACTCGAGTAACCCCATTTTTACATAGTTACTATCTGTATATACAGTTACGGTATCGTGTCCTAATTCTATACACTTCTCGAGTGATTTTACGACCGCGGTCATTTCCATTATATTGTTTGTGGTTACTTTAGCACCACCTCGACCTATAAAGTCGTCTATAATATATGCCCAACCACCGGGACCAGGGTTTCCCAGACAACTTCCGTCTGTGTAGACTTCTATCATACTTACTAGTATATACGATAAAATCTTTATATTTCAACAACGTGTTCCTTTTTATATGGGAAACAGTAATAATAGCATTTAACCACCGGATTAAACAATACACACGAACCACCCACAGTTCCAAAAATTATTAAGAATATATAAGCACTTTCCATTTATACAAAAAAAGACTTAAAATTTTAAGTATTTATAATATAAAACATGTTCCACCAAGATTGGGATGAAGTTACCATACATGGTAAAAGTGTTACTAAAGAAAAAGAAAAGGAAAAATACGTTAAGTTTATGGGTCAAGAAATCAAATTACCTAAACGGAGTCAATATTCGGGTAAATCACCGGAACAGAAACTTGACGAAACTGAGTTAGGGACGCACAAAAAGGTCAGTAAAGAAACGGGTTTGACTATTCAAAGGGCACGTGTCGCAAAACAGTATACGCAAAAGGATCTTGCTAATCTCATACACGTATCTTCGGACATAATTTCGTCGTATGAATTGGGTAAATCTATACCGGACCCTAAAATATTACAAAAACTGCGTCGTGTTTTGGGCGTTAAACTTTAAAATTTGTTCTAAATTTTAAAATCTAAATTTTATTTGTATATATTTTTTAAATTTTATTTATTTGCTAGTAAACGTTTAATACACGCTTAGTTGGAGAAGGCGAGGCCACCCATACCCGATTGGACACGGAGAACGTTGTAGTTAACCGCGAACATGTCGAGGTTCTTGTTGGTAGTACCGACGTTGGCACACTTGATGGCGACTTGCGCGTTATCAATTCTGGAGAAGTTACATGTACCAGTTGGTTGATGCTCTTCTGGCTTAAGCGCAAACGAGTACGAGTAAACACCCGCGTATGGGTTTCCGGAGTGATGTTGGAATGGTTGAACTTGGTTAAAGTATCTACCTTGTTGTTCCTTGAATCTGTCTTGGCCGTTGAGAACCAATTTGAACGTGTCCAAGTTACCGAGGGCTTGTTCAGTGAACACCTTAGAGGTAGATGTCAAGACATCCAAGGCTGGGCAACCCATTTGGTTCGCAGAGATGTACGTGTTCGACACCGCGTTTGGCACAGTGACGAAATCAACAGACGCTTGTGTGCATGCACTGGTCAAATCGTACATACCTTGGGCATCGTCGGACGCCGCATCCGCAACACACCAGACCAATTCCTTGACTGGGTGGTTGTAGGACAATCTGACTTGCTTGGTCGCGTTCTTGGTGACCGTATCGGTACCAGTGTGCTGAACTTGTTCGATCAAGTATTCGTGACCCTTTTGCGCGAATCGTCTACGCTCTTCAGTGTCGAGGTACACGTAGTTACCCCACACTTTGAAAGTGGAAGTGTTCAAGTACGAGTCAAAGTTGGACGCCAAGTCAAAGTCAATTCTGACTTCGTGGTATTGCAAGGCAATCAATGGCAAGGCCAATCCTGGGTTACGGTTGAAGAAGAAGATGAGTGGCAAGTAGACGGTACCCGTGGCACTGACAGACGAGGACGTCATCTTACCCCAGTTGGTTCTCTTAGCGTCGTCCAAGTACAACTCGGAGTACAATCTCCACCATCTTTGGTAGTGTTTGTCGATTCTTTGACCACCGATGGACAATTCAGCGGACTTGATCGCACGCTCGGCGACCCACCCGGCAAACGCGTTGGCGGCGTCGACGCCAGTGGACGCAGCGGAACTGAGCTTCTCAGCATCGTTCAATAATTCGATGTACATGTCACCGATCAAATCACCGTTTCTGGCGACAGTCACGGAAACGCGACCCGAGTTCGCGGCAGTACCGTTGACAGTTTGTTCGATAGTTTCCATCGCAAAGTTTGTGTGGCGTTTGTAAACCGCCTGGAAGAAAGTGACTTTTGGGTTACCAGTCAAGTAGACATCTTGTGCGCCGTAGGCGACTAATTGCATGAGACCACCGGCCATTTTGTTTGTTTTGTACTATAACATGAGATTTTTATTTTGGACGATTTCGCGAAAAAACACGATTTGATTTTTCCTGGTACATATAAATGTCAGACGACGATGTACCAAAACTTGAATCCGTAGATGAAGAATATATCGAAATTGAATCTGGATCCGAATCCGAAACTGGATCGAATATTGAAGAAGATGAACTAACTACAGTAGGAGGCGAACTCCCAGATATCGATGAATTAGAAAATGATGATTTTGATGACGAGTATATGGAAGATGAAACTTTTGGTCTGGATAATATGGGTGCTCTTTTAGGTTCCGTACTAACAAACGAGGAAGGTGAAACTGTATGCTCAGCCCTGGTAAACATATCGAGACAACTTGAAGTTCAGAACAAGATAATGATAAAAATGTTAGCTCAACTCCAAAAAAGAGTATAAAAAATTAGCGTGTATTAATTATAATACAAGAAATGGATCCAAACACCTTATTCATTACTCCGGATGCAGACCGCGAAGACGCCTTTTATCACGACATGGCAAATCGCACTGACGATCTTAATCCAGAAGAATTACTAAGGGCGATAAAGTATGAAGAGAAGAATGTTGGATTACTACCAGATAGAAATAATACAGAGCTTGTTAATTTGAATCCGGTGGAACTCTCGTATAAAATATTCTTTTCACCTGAAGAATTAGATATTATAACGAACAGGCCTAAATATGTAGATATGAGAGTTAAGGAAAAGGTATATAGACATTTGTTAGATCGAAACAGTAAATATTTTAACCGTGCAAAAATACTCGATATACTTTCAAGTGATATGGGAAGCGATGATGATTTAGATATAGGGTTTAGAATCAGAAGACTCACCGATCAACTTTGTGATTCGTGGAATATTGTTCTTAGTACTAATCGTATTTACGACCGTAAAAATAACCCAACACAAGTTCCATTAGAAGTTACAACAAATCCATCGCTATTTAGATGTTCCATGCCAGACTTTGAAGAACTTAACGTATTCCAGAAGTGTATAATGGCAATTTTTGATTCTCTTCATAAAAATGATACAAAACGTTACCGAGGGTATACGTGTAAAGAGATTATAACTACTGAAGGATATAAGACGCGTGCTTGGAAACAGGATGAACCCATAAAAGATTATGTTCACCGAATCGCTAATAAAGAAACATGGTATGAATTGTGGAAGGATTTGACATCATCAAATGGAACAGCTATGTTTTCTCAAGTCATAAAGCATTTAACAGATTGTACAGATATACAATTTCCGGAAATTGTAAAGAATAGAAGGGTTTGGTCGTTTAAAAACGGTATTTTTATAGGTTCAAAATGGTCCGACAAAACAGGATTATATCACACGGTCTTTTACCCGTATCATTCAAAAGAATATAAAAATCTTGATCCAACAATCGTAAGTTGTAAATATTTTGATGTTGATTTTGAAGATCATAACATGATAGAAGACTGGTCAGATATACCGACACCTCATTTCGAAAGTGTTCTTACGTATCAAGAATTTAGTGATGATGTGATCAAATGGATGTACATTTTAGGAGGTCGGTTATGTTTTGAACTTAATGAATTGGATAAATGGCAAATTATACCCTTTTTAAAAGGGATTGCACGTTCAGGTAAGTCAACCTTGATCACAAAAGTTTTCTGTAAATTTTATGAAACGGCTGATGTTAAAACAATAGCGAATAATATAGAGAGAAAATTTGGATTATCGTCTATTCATAACGCGTTAATGTTTGTTGCACCAGAAATTAAAGGTGATTTTCAACTCGAACAGGCTGAATTTCAATCTATAGTTTCCGGTGAAGAAGTTTCACTCGCTGTAAAATGTGAAACAGCTAAAACATTGATATGGAAAGTACCCGGTATTCTCGGAGGTAATGAAGTTCCGCAGTATAAAGATAAATCGGGTAGTATTCTGCGACGTATGGTCACGTTTCATTTTGGAAAACAGGTTACTGATAAGGATACGGACCCAATGCTTGATACAAAACTCGAATCTGAAATACCAGTTATAATTGAAAAGTGTCTTCGTGGGTATCTCGAGTATGCTCAAAAATATCAAAACAGGGACATTTGGAGTGTACTCCCTAAATATTTCTTTAAAATTCGGGAACAAATTGCTTCAGCTACAAACCCATTGGAAAGATATTTACAACTGGAAATGTATAAGAATTACGAGATCAAAATGGGTGAAAATTTTAAATTTCCAATTGACTTGTTTGAAGAAATGTTCTTAAATTTTTGTAGTGATAAGAAAATTGCTCGTCCAACTTTCAACAATGATTTCTATAACGGATCGTTCAGTACGCGTGGTATTAAAATACAGAATGAAGTCGATGATTATTGGATTATCACAAATCCAGAAAGGTTAAGTGAACCTGATAATTATAAAGGTAGAAAAGTTCTATATGGTATAAGTCTTGTTGCTAAAGAAAATACAAAGGGGTATGATGTAACCAGATATAGATAATGATTAAAAATCTCAGAGTAGTGTAAGTATGGACCCTCGACAATTTGTCAAAAATTCTAACATACAGGTTCAGCGTTCGGATATCATGCCGAGTATGAATACTAATACACGAGAAAAAGTACCAATGTTTAATGAACTTCGTTTGGGTAAATTTAGACCAGGTATGTATAATGCATTAGTAAATAAGCTTTTCACGCCCGAAACGAACGGTGATAAACGTGTTAATATTAAATATATACTTAAACAGAAACCTAAGGGTCATGCATCCATATCAGATGGTATAACCATAGACGTTAACGAAATAAAAGGTGTTTACGGAAGATTTCAAACCGGTGTTATCCACACAAAAGATTTTGGTTTAAAGGGGAATTTAGATTTAGATTTTTCTTCCGCGCAATTTACCGGATATATGACAAATGGTATAGAAAAAAAGAATTTTAGTTTTAATATTTATAAAACTGGTAAAATTAGGTTATCGGGTGGGTTTTTAGGATCAAAAAACCTTAAAAAACAACCTGAATCTCTGCGTAAATATATAATAGATACGTATACACA